GAGAAACGAACTTGCAAAGAAAATGGGTGTAGATACACCGAGATATGATAAATTAGGTAATTTAATAGATAAAGGAAAGGCAGCCACTAGAACACTAGAAGCCATCAGAAACAAAGATGAGAAAGCACTTTTTGGTAGAGAAGTAGGTATGTTTTCTGAAAGACAAGGTTTTGATTCCATGAGTAGACGAGATATGGAAAGAATGCAAGAAAATATAGAAAAGGGTGGAACTGAAAAATTTACAGAAAAAGATGTTGATAGATTAGGTTTAGCTTTTGATAGAAAAGAAGAAAAAGAAAGACAGGAAGCACAAGCAGCAAAAGAGAAGGCAGAAAGAGAAGCATATTTAGCCGAACTAGAAGCTCAAAAAACTGCTAAAGAAAAAGCAGAACAGGCTAAAAGAATGGCAGACGCAGAAAGAGATAGACGAGAAAGAGAACGTAGAGAACGAGAGCAAAACAACCAAAACTACGATTCAGGTAATGACAACTATGGTGGTGATTCCTCTATAGGTGGAGAAGGTGGACTTGACGCATCATCAGGAGTTGGTGGTGGTGGTGGTTGGACTGCTACAGGTGGATTTATCAATAAAAAGAAAATGATAATGCACAAAGGAGCACCTAAGAAAAACAAAAGAATGAAGCGAGGTGGGTTAGCTTCACGTTAATAACCCACAGTAGATGGCTACTTATCCCCCAACAATAATTGGCTACGATAACCCCAAGGAGTAAACAATGGCTGAACAGGCACAAGAGATGGTGGTAGATGCTACACCAACAAAAAAAGCATTCATAAACAAGCGTTCTACTCACGAAGAAAGAATTAAGAAAGATGAGGAAGAACTACAAAAGTTAATGGAAGAAGCAAAAGGTGAAGCCGAACCTGTTGAAGAAGCGAAAACAGAGGATGAGGAAGAACCGAAGAATGCTGAAGAAAGAACTTTCAAAAAGCGTTATGGAGACTTACGAAGACATTCCCAAGAAAAAGAGAAAGAGTTCCAAAAGCAACTTGATGATTTAAAAGAACAGCTAACCAAAGCAACTAGAAAAGAAATAAAGTTGCCTAAGTCTGACGAAGATATAGAAGCATGGGCAGCAGAATATCCTGATGTAGCTAAGATTGTTGAAACTATTGCCATGAAGAAGGCAAGAGAGCAGTCAGCAGAATTAGAGACTAGGATACAAAAGATAGACGAAATGTCTGTAGAAGCTAAAAAAGAAAAAGCTGAAGCAGAACTTATGAGGATTCATCCTGACTTTAGTGATATTAGAGATAGTGATGAGTTCCATGATTGGGCAGATGAACAGCCTAAATGGGTACAGGATGCACTTTATGAAAATGACAATGATGCAAAATCAGCAGCTAGAGCAATCGACCTCTACAAAGCAGATAAAGGAATTAGCGTCAAGACTAAGGGCAAGAGTAATAAGAGTGCTGCTACGGAAGTTAGGACAAAAGCTGAAAAGTCTGTTCCTGATGCCGAAGGTAAAACTACAAAGATTTTAGAGTCTGACGTACAAAAGATGTCTGCAGAGCAATACGAGAAAAATGCAGATATTATTATGGAATCTATACGTTCAGGTAACTTTATATACGATTTATCTGGTTCAGCTAGATAAACAGTTGACAAATAGATATTTATAAGTATAACTATTATCAACTAAAGATGTGACCTCTCCACGTGGACAACTCACATAATACACTACACTTGAAAGCCTACCTAATTGTATGAGCCTACGTTTGATTAGCTATCAAAGGTACAACCTCAAATACTGTTAGCCGATGACGAGTAAATTTAGCACATTTTGTGCATTTGTTAAATTTTCAAAATGGAGATGAAAATGGCATTTAAAACTGCAGCAGGTTACGGAAATCTGCCTAATGGTAATTTCTCCCCAGTTATTTACTCTAAGCAGGTTCAGTTAGCCTTTAGGAAGAACTCCGTTGTTGAATCAATTACAAACTCCGATTATTTCGGAGAGATTAGCAACATGGGTGACTCCGTAAAAATAATAAAGGAGCCAGAAATCACTGTTAAGGAATACGCTAGAGGTGCAAACGTGCAACCTCAAGACCTTGACGATGAGGACTTCACATTGACTATTGACAAAGCAAACTACTTTGCTTTTAAGATAGACGATATTGAAGAGGCTCACAGTCACGTAAACTTCTCTCAAATGGCAAGTGACAGAGCAGGTTACAGACTAAAAGACAACTTTGACCAAGATGTTCTTGGTTACTTGTCAGGATTTGCACAAGCATCTAACAATGCTGTAGCAAGTTCAGCAAACTCAACAGTTAATGGAACTAAGTCAGTATCAACTGCAGGTTCAGACGAATTGTTGACAAGCATGAAGCTAAGAAAAGATAGTTTTGGTAACATCACTACTAGTAGTGCAGGTGACCACTCTATCCCAATAGCTCCAAGACTAGGTGGTGCAACTGCTCAAGCAACTGCTACTGCTACTCCTTTACAGGTTATAGCAAGAATGGCAAGATTACTTGATACTCAGTTCGTAGACACTGATGGTAGATGGTTAGTTCTACACCCAACTTTTATTGAAGTTCTAAAAGATGAAGACTCTCGTCTTCTAAATGGTGACTTTGGTGAGTCAGGTGGATTAAGAGCAGGTCTATCTGTAGGAAAGATACATGGCTTTGACGTATATATGTCAAACAACTTACCTGCAGTTGGAACAGGTCCGGGTACATCTGGAACTGCTAACCAAAACTCTAACTATGGTGTTATCGTTGCAGGACATAGTTCAGCAGTAGCTACTGCAGAGCAAATCAACAAGACAGAGACTTATAGAGACCCTGATTCTTTTGCTGATATTGTTCGTGGTATGCATTTGTATGGTAGAAAGATTCTTCGACCTGAAGCAATCGTTACTGCCAAGTATAACGTAGGGTAAGGAGATTAGATATGGCAACTTTTGATTTAACCTCAAAGGATACCACAGGTATCTTTTCTGACTCTATCGTGGCTATGCCATCAGCTAAGAATACTAACGTAATGAGAAATATTGAGGCTTACCTTGATATTGATGCATTAGTAGCAGCAGGTGGTAGTTTCTCAGACGGAGACATCTTTCAGGTGTTAGAAATCCCTGCAAATACTCTAGTCTTAAATGCAGGTGCAGAAGTGATGAAAGCATTCACAGGCAGTTGTACTCTTGACATGGACTTTGCAGCAGGAGATGACATTATTGATGGTGCAGATATAACCTCAACAGGTTTTTGTGCAGCAGGAAGTAATGGTCAAACTAATACTATTGTAGGAAGTGCAGCTTCAACTTATACTCAATTTGTAACTACTACAGATACTATTGATGCTAAGATTGCAGGTGCTGCTCCAGCTACAGGCAGACTTAGAATGTATGCCACTGTTATTGATTTAGCAGGTCATGGTTTAGATGATAAGCCTGATGAAGTCGATAGAGACCAATTAGCATAAATTTATATGAGAGAGCAGGGCAACTTGCTCTTTCATTTTTATAGGAATTATAATGTCAGGAACTTTTCTCTCGCTAACAAATACAACTTTGGCTAGACTAAATGAGGTGCAGTTAACTTCATCTAATTTTACTAGTGCTAGAGGAATACAAATTCAGGCACAAAATGCAGTAAACGAATCTGTAAGATACATAAACCAACGAGAGTTTAACTATCCATTTAATCATGCTACAGAGACAAAAACATTAACTGCAGGTGTTGTTAGATATAGCATACCTACGTCTGCTAAAACTGTAGACTACAATACATTTAGAATTGTTAAAGACAGTGATTTAGGTAACTCAGGATATAGATTGGGTCAATTAGATTATAACGAATATATAAATTCTGTCAGTGACCAAGAAGATGAAATAAACACAACAACAACTAGTACAACACACACAGACAGTGTGACAACTATAACAGTAACTAGTACAACAGGATTTGATTCTGCAGGTACATTGCACATAGGCAATGAAGAAATTACATACACTGCCATAGGCAGTAGCACAACATTTACAGGGTGTACAAGAGGTGTAGGTGGCACTACAGCAGCTTCTATAGCTAGTGGTGTAACAGTGGCACAGTTTGACCAAGGTGGTGTTCCTGAACACGTAATTAGAACACCTGATAATAATTATCTATTATACCCTTTTCCTAATAAATCATACTCTGTAAAGTTTGACCACTTTACTTTTCCTTCAGATATGTCTGCTCATAGTGATACAACAAGTATTCCTGAAAGATTTGATGCTATTATAATAGATGGAGCTACAGCTTTTGTATATCAGTACAGAGGAGAAGCACAGCAATATCAATTAAACTTTCAAAGATTTGAGCAGGGCATAAAAAATATGCAGACATTGTTAGTAAATAAATATCAATATGTTCGTTCTACATATATACCTAGAGCAGGAACATATGGAGCAAATACACTAAACGCAAGGCTTAACTAATGGCAGATTTATCTCAAGTTACTCCTAGTGCATTTATATGTGAAGGTGGGTTAATAGCCAATCGTTCTACATTTATAATGAAACCCGGAGAAGCCATAGAACTTGAAAACTTTGAGCCTGATATAGAAGGTGGCTATAGACGCATAAGTGGGTATCAAAGACACGTAAGACAGATTGTACCTCATACTAGCTCATCTGATGAATCGGTTCTTATGATTACTAGCTTTGCTGATAAAATCTTAGCTGCTAGAGGAGAAAAGATATTTAGTTCTGCTGTAACTGATTTAGGTAGGGGAGCTTCTAATGCTATAGCTCAAGGAACTGCAATGACAGGTTCAGGAACTATAACAGTAAAAAGCACTACAGGATTTAGTTCTAGTGGCACAATACAAATAGACAGCGAACAATTTACTTATACAGGTGTTACATCTACAACATTTACAGGTGTAACAAGAGCAGTAAACAGTACATCTGCAGCAGCTCATAGTGCAACTTCGGATTCATCAAGAACTGTAGTATCAGAGAGTTGGACTGAAAGGGATACAGGAAGAACTAACGCAGGTAAATATTCTTTTGAAAGATTTAACTTTGATGGCACTGAAAAAATAGTTGTCGTAGATGGAGTTAATGACCCTACAGTTTTTAATTCATCTTTAAGTGCAACAGATGTAACAGCGAGTGCTGTTGAAGGTGCAAGTATAGTTGTAGCATTCAGAGAGCATATGTTTTATGCAGGTATGTCAAGCACTCCACAAGAAGTTGTATTTAGTCAACCTTTTGACGAAGATGCATTTAGTAGTGGTTCAGGTGCAGGTAGCTTCAAAGTTGATGATACTGTTGTAGGACTTAAAGTATTCCGAGATAATTTATTTATATTCTGTGAAAATAGAATATTTAAATTAACAGGTAGTTCTAGTTCTAACTTTGCAGTATCAGCAGTAACAAGAGATATAGGCTGTATAAATGGTAAAACTATTCAAGAATTTGCAGGTGACTTAATATTTCTAGGACCTGATGGATTAAGAACAGTTGCAGGTACAGCGAGAATCGGTGACGTTGAATTAGGAACTATAAGCTCTAATGTTCAATCTGTATTTGATGATAATATAACTGATGCTTCTGTTTTTGAATCTATAGTTATACCACAGAAAACACAGTATCGTTTATTTTTTAGTAAGGCAGGTGCATTAGAAAGTAGAACTGAAGGACTTATATGTGTGTTGAAAGGTCAGCAAGGTGGTAGTGAAGCCTATGAGTTTGCTAGATTAAAAGGAATTAAACCTGCTTGTACGGATAGTTTTATAACAATAGGTGATGTTCTTATTTTACATGGTGGTTTTGATGGTTACATATACCGACAAGAGGAAGGTTCTACATTTGATGGCACTGCTATTAATGGTAAATATCGTAGTCCTGACATGACATTTGGAGACCCGGGGATACGAAAACATATGCAAAGAGTTATCGTAAACTATAAACCTGAATCAGTTATTGATGCAGATTTATTTGTTAGATATGATTATGAATCAGCAGACTCAGCTAGACCTGCAGCTTATCCACTAGATTCAACAGATATAGCAGGTATATATGGTACATCAACTTATGGCACTCCTACTTATGGTGGTGCTTCTCAACCACTAGTAAGGCAATCTGTAGAGGGTTCAGGATTCGCAGTAGCATTGAGAGTAAATGACGGAGGTTCAACTGACCCCTATTCACTTAAAGGATTTCAGTTGGATCT